CCCAGCCGTTCGCCCCACGTTACGGGGCGCCCCTCACATAACTCCGCCAGCGGTTGTGAGGTTAAACGGTGTAGTGCGTGCCTTCGGGCCACGCGCGAAACCAAGGAGACGATTCACAATGGTTTGCAGTTGCTTCGGGTTCGGTATGGCTTGCCATACTGCGAACTTCCGGACTGCGAACCTTCGTCACTCGGTCGTTTCCACCTCTTTCTTCTGGGACAAGGTAAGGTGCGAACCTCTGTCCCCTTCCCTAGACGCCAGCGTCCGGGGGAAAACGGTCTCTGCTCGCTACAGAGACTGCGCCGTCATGAGCGGTGGGAGCTTGCGCTCTCCGTCGCGTCAATCAAGCGCAATCTGCCCGCAGGTTGCAGCCGGTGCACGCCGTCCGTACAGAAAAGTTGGTATAATTCTGTACGCTCTCAACCCCCCCCCCCATCCTCCGAGTACCTCACACACGTCCGGCGTTGTGTTACTCGGTTCTTTCGTCCCGGTTGGGACGACAGGTACTACGACTTCGTTCGTAGTCACCTGCCCAATCCTACCGCCCGTGCGGAGAAGCGCTCGCGCGCCGATCTGCTCTGGGCCGGTAGGAGGGAAGAATTCTATACCTGCACTACCACGGAAACGGCGTTGCGCCCGTTGTTCGTGGGCAGGTACAAAGAAGTCCAGTCTGCAGGGAAGAAGCGGCCAATGATCATCTTTGATGAGTCAGTGGATCTTCTCGGGCCTCTGCACAAGTTGATATACTCCCACCTCCGGAGGTTCGACTGGCTTCTTTGCGGTCCCCCGACCGTAGAAAGGATAGCATCTGTCTGCCAGGGCGCAATCAACACCTCTGTTGATTTGGTTGCCGCAACTGACGGTCTCGATCACTCTGTGACCGAGGCCATCCTCGATGCACTGTTCTTCACCTCTGTGAAGATCCCTCGGTCACTGCGCGCTCTGGCAGTGGCCTCTCTCTCGCCACTCTTCGTGGATCAAGAGGGGGTGCATCGTAGGGTACGGCGCGGACAGATGCAAGGGGCCTACCTCTCCTTTCCCCTCCTTTGCCTTCACTCCTACTGTGCCGCCACCTGGGCGGCGCGGTTCGATGAGGGAGCATCGGTACTCGTGAACGGTGATGACACTGTCATTTCAGCATCACGTGGTGTCGGCGTGCAGGACTACCCCCCGGGGTACCGGCTCAACGTCGACAAGACGACCGTTGCGTCGAACGTGGTCGAGGTCAACTCGACTGTGTTCCTAAGGAGTGGACGCAGATGGCGTGAGGTACGCAATCTGCGGAGAGGTGGTGCTACGGCCGATTACCGCGGGATGTTGCACATGGCCGAAGCGTGTGCAAAGGCGGGTCCCGCGTTCGTTGACGCCTTCCAGAGGTGTCGAATCGGCCGTAGGTGGGGTTTCCTTCCCTCACAACTAGGTCATCGGACCTACCCAGCGTGGAAAAGAGAACTGGGCATTGGTCGTCTTCGGAACTACACGGATCTACCGGTCCAGTTCCATCCTCAAGACGAGCAAGGGTTGTACAGGGTGCACGGTAGGGCACCCACTGCCATTGAAGCTGAGGCTTTACGAAGCTTCCTTTGGGAGAATGGCAGGAGGGGAGGTTTGAAGAGAGACGAGTGGAATCCGTCCTGCGGTTCCATTCGTCGGACATACAGTTACAGGGCCCAGCCCTGTAAGTATAGGCTCAGTTTCGTCGGCTGGGCTAACCGGTGTCATGCCTCCACTGCTGTAAAGAGGCTCGAGTTCTTCCTCCTCCCTGAGGGGGTCGAATCGGAAGAAGAGAGATGTGGGCTCATGAAGTTGGAGATGTTCCGCCAGGGACTACCTCCGCCGGCCTTGAGCGAGAGTGGTGAGTGAGACCAACATCGTCTCGGGGGGTCGTGGCTGCCATAGCCGTCCAGGAGCAGCCTGCTGCTCCATCTCCTTAAGGCGCAAAGCGTGGTGCGCCGCCATGTTCAGCACTATGCGGTGTGCTGGTACCAGATTAGTGTGGGGCTTAAGAACCCCCGCGAAGTGGACATGGTGTCCGTAGGTAAAGTCAGAGATCGTGTAAAGAGTCCACGTGACTTACCGTTTGACGTGCTATCATCGGACCAGCCGATGGCGTTACTCGGAGAGTAACCGTGGTGTCGGTCAACTGCGGACCGAGGAGAGAATGGACGAGTCGCCGCGGGGTATCATTAGGTTGATACAGGACGACTCCGCTACGCCTCGTTACTGCCGTCGGGGCAGGGCGAGATTATTTCGCGTCGTAGC